TGGTCAGCCGACGCTGAGGGGGAGCAACGACGCCACCCAAACGCTCAGCAGGCACCAGGTCGCCGCCGGTTGCAGTGGTAATTGCCGCACGCGGCACGGACACACGGCGCGAGCCGCGGAAGGACGAGTTCATGTCCTGCATTTCTTCGCTGCCGATCACCAGAGCGCCGACCGACTTCTGCGGCTCGTCCTGGTTGCCGCGATCACGGCTGGCGTTCACCAGCTTTTGCTCGGCTTCCTGCAAGCGCGCAGACACCTCGCCCTGCTTGGTCAACAGCTCGTCGACCTTTGCGCGGGTTTCGGCGTTCATCTCACCAGAGGCCTTGATCTGCTTTTCGGTGGCTTCGGCCTGGGCCTTGATCTGGTCGCCAATGCCCTTGAGGGTGGCGTTGAATTCCTTGACTTGGGCTTCGTAGTCCATGGTCACTTTCCTTTAAGAGAATTGAGGAGATTGGTTGCCGCGCTCAGTGAGGCGGAGAGGTCTGGCGCGGCAGCGCTTGGCGTGCCGGTCGGAACAGCGCGCGGCGTGTTCCCGCTGGTAGCGCGAGGCATGCCAGACTTGAAAGTGGCGAAGAGTTCGCGGCGCTCGGAGCGCGGCATGCCGGCCTTGGCCAGGGCTGCGTCCATGGCCTTGAGTGCATTGGCCTGGCCGACCTCCTCGGTCTCGCGCTCGGTGACCTCGGTCGAGGCCAGCAGGCCGGTGGCCAGCCCTAGCTCCACCGCGCGCTTACCACGGATGAACGTCTCATCATCCATCAGCTCGGCCATGTCCTCGACGGACTGCCCGCTGGTCTCGGCATAAAGGTCGGCCATGGCGGCGTCGAACTCTTCCATATCGTCCGATACGTCGCGCAGGTAGTGGCGATTACCGGAGAGGAAGGTCCAGCAGTTGTGAATCATCAGGAAGGCGCTGCTGGCCACTTGGCGCTCAGCACCGGCTAGGTAGATGATCGAAGCCGCACTGGCGGCCATGCCCAGCACCTTGGTAGTGACCTTCTGGCTGTGCTCGCGCAGGCGGTTGTAGATGGCGATGCCTTCGAACATATCGCCGCCGGGCGAGTTGATATAGACCGTCACCTCGCGGTCCCCGATGGCACGCAGCGCTGCATCGATACGTTTGACGGTCACGCCCTCCCCGTACCAGTCTTCGCCGATCACGCCGTAGATGGTGATGGTCTCCGATGTGTTTTCCACGGCCGCCTGGATGGCGGGGTTCCATTTGTCGAGCGCACGCGGGCTCATCTCGCTGCGCAGGCCGCGAGACTGGATCTTGTGTTTCATGGGTTACTCCCCGGAGTTGCTTTGGAGCCAGTTCATCAGCGCCGCGCGTGCGGCTTGGCTGTCGTTTTGTTTGCCCAGCTGGTCAAGCGGCACCAGGTTCGATTGCACGGTGAGGATGTCGCCGCCAGGCATGCTTGGCAGGTTCTCTTTGTGCCGGCCCTCGTTTCGGGTCATGTAGCCGTTTTGGCCCATAGTGCTCAGATAGGCGGCACGGCCGGCACTATCGGCGCGCAGGAAGGCTTCCAGCGAAAATTCCGAGTAGTGCTTGATCCGGTCCACTGCCGTCATGCAGCGCTTATTGACGCACTGCTCGATGGGGGCCGTGTACGTCATGATGCAGTAGGTCAGGAACGCGATCTGCTGCTGCTCAAGACCTGTGCCCCAATTGCTGCCCTTGTCAGTTTTCATCACCATCCAGGGCGGCACCCCGAACCAACGACAAATCTCCTCGATGCTGTGCCCACGCGACTCGAGCAGCTGAGCGTCAGCCGGGTTGATGCCGATCATCTCGGGCTTCACGCCCTGCTCGAGGACCGGGCTCTTACCCGCATTCAGCGCGCCCGAGATCGTCTTGACGTAGTCGCGGAACTCGGCACGCTGCGTAGGGTTGAGCGTCTTGTCCACCGAGAAGGCTACGGTGGGCATCATCCCGTTCTTGAAGGTGGTGTTGGCCGCATCGTCGGCCGACATGGCCGAGCCGAATACGTCCGCGCCGTAGCGAATCGCCGACAAACCCATCCGGCCGTCCAGAGTAAAGGCCGGGATATGCAGCATATCTGCCCGCTCTATCTCCCGGCGTGCGCCCTTGCGTGGCTGGAAGAAGTAGCGCAGTCGTCCATCGTCGTCCGGCTCCGGGCTTACCCGCGAAGGCATCAGGAAGTCGAGGGCAATGACCCGTCCACCGGCCCGGTGAATCTCGCAATAGGCATTGCCCCACAGCAGCATCGAAGCAACAACCGCCTGCCAGAAGTGGAAAGCCGCCATGTCCTCGTTCGGGCTGTTGTGCACCACGTCGTAGAGCGGGAAGTCTCGCGCCGTCTCGCGTCCGCCGTCCGGGAGGCGTCGGTAGATGCTGAGCGGCAAGCCTGCGACCGAGGTGGAAATGATCCGCACGCAGGCCCAGACCGCCGACAGGCGCATGGCTTTGTCGACTGTGACCGCCTTGCCGCTGCTTGACTGGGCGCCAGAGAAGGCGCTCCAGAACCCACCGTCCGACAGACGAATGGTTTTGCCCAGCCAGCTGCTCATGCTCGCCGAGGGCTTGGCCGCAGCGGTACCGAGCGCTTGAGAGAGGGTTTTAATCACTGCTCAGCCCTCGGCGGATGAACGCTGCGATGCTGAACAGGCTGACGGAGCCGGCGAGCAAGGCCCAGCCAGTGCCCGCCAGAATCCAGACTCCTGCGCAAGCCAGGCCGAACCCGCACACCGCGCAAATGATGAAATAGTGAAATGCGTTCATGCGATCAGTGGATCCCGAATGCCGGCCATGAAGTTTTCCATGCCGCCCTGCCCCTCTGGATTGAGGGCCATCAGCGTCACAGCGTTGAAGAGTGCCATCAGTGGGTCGATCTTGGCCGAGCCGCTGGCCTGCTTGGTGATGAGGATCGAGTTGCCACGCGGCTCGACCTTGGCGTTACCGCAGCACCACGCCATCATCGGCTGGCCGCCGTGTAGCAGCGCGCCCTCGGCCAGCTTGCGCTCGGCAGTCTTAATGGCTCCGCCCAGGCGCCAGCCTTGTGAAATGCCGTCGATCTTTTCGCGCGGAATCCCGACAGCCTCCAGCGCATCGAGAATCGCGCCGACGCCGGCCGGGTCGAGCCCGACCTTGTCCAGCAAGCCGGCCTGCTCGACCTGAGACACCAGCTGCGCCACCGCCTCGATGTCATCGCCGATGCGTTCAACCAAGGTCAGATGCCCATCCTTGGCGAAGTCGCGGATGCGCGGCGCTTCGGCTTTTCGCCGTTCCAGTACTGATGGATGGGCCCAGGCATGAGTCCAGGCCAGCCAGCGCCGTGTGCCTTGCTCACGTCCGACTGCCGCCAGGCCAAGCAAGTCATCCAACCCTCCGCCATCGACGCCGATATCGATCACCTCGCAGCGCTCAATCAGGTCTTCCAACGTGCGGCATAGCTCCGAGGTCTGCGCCTCCCAGAAATCAGCACCCGCCCAGCGATCCGAAAGGAGCGCCAGACCGATCTCGACGTTGAGGTGCTTGGCCAGGAAGCCACGGAATGACTCTTCGCCGTCCAGCTGCGCCTGGGCGTACCCGCGCTCAATGAATGGCTCATCGACCGACAGGCCGAGGTTCGGGTTGGTGATGTAGGCGTTTGAGGCGTCCCGGTGCGCGCCAGCATCGAGCATGGCCTTGGGAAATTCGTAAAGCACTGGCAGGAACGACCGGTCCACAATCTCGCCGTCGCGCACTTTGCGGGCGTACATCAACTTCTGTCGAAACACGCCAGCAGGCGGAGCATCGGACTGGGTGGTTGCCCAGATGATGAATCCCTCCGGCCGGGAAGCCAGGCCACCGGTGGCCTCGCGCAGCATGGCCTCGGCGTTGGCGCGCTTGCCGAACACCCAAAGCTCGTCGACGAAGACGCCGATGGCCTTCTTGCCCGAGACCGTCTCGCTGTCCGCCGCAACCACCTTCAGCGTGGCGTTAGTCTGACGATGCGTCACAGTGCGCAGGTGGTCCTGCACCTTGAGCAAGGCTTTGAGCTCATCGTCAGCCGCCACCATATCCCTGATCGGCAGGTAGGAGTTGTCCGCGATCTCCTTGGTCGGTGCGAGGATGATGAACTCACCCGAAGCCCGCCAGTTGAGGATCAGTGCGCTTAGCATGATTCCGGCGGCGATGGTCGACTTGCCATTCTTCTTGCTGATTAGCAGCATGTACTCGCTGATCAGGCGCCGGCCTGAATCTGGATCGTAGGCCCCGAATATTGCGGCCACGAACTGGTTGACCCAGTCACGCACGGTCTCGCACATCAAAGGACTGCCGGTGGCGTCCACCATGCGCAACGCACCGAACACGTCCAAGGCTTCCTCAGCCTCAGTCGGGAACAGCGGCTCGAACGGAATCAGGCTCTGGCGGGCAACGATGCGCTGCTCCCAGTCTGGGCAGGCGGTTGACCACTTCATCATTTCACCGACTGCAGGGGGCCGCGGCGCGTGCCGAACTTGCCGGTGGCCGCTCTATCTGCATTGGCCTGAGCCTGGTCCTTCTTACCGCTCTCACCCTTGCGCGGGTGAACGAACGGCATCAGGGCTTTCGCTGCGTCAACACGCAGTTTCGGTTCGCTGCCCAAGTCGTTCATCACCGACAGCAAGAAGTCCTTGGGGTCACGATGCAGGAGTGCCTGGGTCAGGTCGAAACCAGCAGGCTCGGGTTCCGTCTGTTCATCGGCTACAGGGTCCGATTCTGCC